CTCGACGATGAGCAGCAAGGCGGTGGCGGCGGCGGTGGTGGCGGTGGTGGCGGCCAACAGCAGCAGACGCGATTCGTTTCGTTGCGCCACGTCAACAAGCAGAAGCAACAGCGCAAGGGCAATCTCTCGCAGTTTGGTCAGCAGCAAGGCGGCTCTGGCGGTGGCGGATCGACTCCGCTCGATGCGGTTCCGACGAACGGTGGTGGTAGCGGCGGCGGTGGAAGCAGCCAGGACTTCAAGCACGAGGGCGACACGGTCAATCACGAGGTGCGGGTCAACAAGGGTCGCATCGAGTTTCGCTCGGGCGACACGGTCGTCGGCTATTACGATGGTCAGTCGAAAACCTGGGTTTTCATTGGCAACGTCAAGCTCGGTGCGGAGAACGCGAACTCACCGGTTGGTCTGTGCCCGCCGCAGAGCGGGTGTGCCAACAAGGTGTTCGGGACCTAAATGCCCGACGTTCGCATCGTCAACATCACGAACCTGTGGGGCACGACGGCTGACTGGGCGTTGACTCCGGTTGGGCTGCTCGACGAGACGCAGGAGCTGGCGAACGCCGTTCGCGTTGCGTTGATGACCGACGCGCTCGCCTCTGTCGATGAAGTTTTGCCCGACCTCAACAGCACCGATCGGCATGGGTGGTGGGGCGATTTTGATGCCGAGGTTATTTGGAACGGCTGGCCGATCGGCTGCAAGAATTGGCTGCTCACGCGCGCCAAGATCAGCGACGCGGGATCGGGTGAAGGCGCGACGCTGGCACGTGCGGAAGATTACACCCGCCAGGCCATGCGCCCATTGCTCGACAAGAAGCTCGCCAGCCTCATTCAGGTGCAAGCAACGCGCATCGGTACTGAGCGCATCCAGGTTTTGATCACTATTTACCGCGGTCCAAAGCAAGCGATTCAGCTCCAGTTCCAGGGACTATGGGATGATTTCGTAGCGGGGAGATAAGATGCCTTGGACCACGCCCACCTTGCGAGCCGTCCGTCAGATGGTGCGCGACGATGTGACCTCGGCGCTGCGTGGCGCGGCGATGGTCGGCAACAATGCCTTGCGCGTGATGTCGGATGCGCAGGGTGGCCTTGCGCACCTGATCCTGCGCTACATCGACTGGCTCTCGCTGCAGCTCCTGCCCGACACGGCTGAGACCGAGTGGCTCGATCGGCACGGCAATATTTGGCTGGTCAACAGCGATGGTAGCACGGGCCGGAAGGACGCGACCTATTCCGAGGGCACAGCGACCTTCAGCGGGCTCCAGGGGCTTGCGATCCCGATCTTCACCGAGCTGACCGCGCCGAACGGATTCGGCTTCCAGACCTCGGAGGAGATTCTGATCGGCGCCGGGCCGACCACGGGGGCGATCGAGGCGACCGACCCGGGTGCCGCGGGCAACCTGCCGCCCGGTGCGAACCTGTCCTTCGCGGTGGCCTTGGGCGGCATCGACACGACGATCACCGTGGTGCAGCTCGTGGGCGGGACCGACCAGGAAACCGATGACCAGCTTCGTGCGCGCGTCCTGGAGCGCATCCAGAAGCCACCCATGGGTGGAGACGCCGACGACTACGTTGCGTGGACCCTGGCCGTCCCTGGCACGACTAGGGCCTGGTGTGCGCCGCGTGAGATGGGCATGGGCACCGTCACGGTGCGCTTCATGTGCGATGCCCTGCGGGTCTCTGGCGGCGGCTTCCCGCTCCAGCAGGACATCGATGGGGTGAAGGCCTATCTCGACCAGAAGCGGCCGGTCGCGGTGAAGGACTTCTTCGTCGAGGCGCCGATCCCCGAGCCGATCAATTACACACTGCACATCATCAACGACAATCTCTCGATCCGCCAGCAGACCGAGCAGAGCGTCGCGGCGATGCTGTTCGAGCGCGCCTCGCCCGCCTGGTCGGCGAGCGGCATCCTGCAGCCCGCGCAGACGATTTACGCCGCCTGGGTGAGCGAGGCCATCAGCCGGGTCGTGAGTGAGTTCGATCTCACCATGGTCGATCACGTCATGCCGAATAACGGTGCGCTCGCTGTGCCTGGCACCGTGACGTACATCTAGCCATGGCTGTCACGCCAGCGCTGCCGCTGGACCGCCATGTTCGTCGCGGCCAGGATGATTACTTCGTAGCACTTGAGCAGTTGCTGCCGTACGGCATTGCGTGGCCGCGCGATCCGACGACGGTGCTCATGAGCATCGTCTACGGGTTCGCGGGCATCCTCGGCTACGTCGACGGCCGAGCTGCAGACCTGCTCGAACGCGAGAGCGATCCGCGGATCACCGTTGAGCTGCTCCCCGACTGGGAACGTAACTGGGGCCTGCCTGATCCGTGCTATGGCGAGCCGATAACGATTGCTGATCGGCAAAAGGCGCTCGTGCAGCGCATGACGATCCTCGGGGCGCAGTCGCGCGAGTTCTTCATCGAGACCGCAGCGTTCCTCGGCTATACGGTCACGATCTCCGAGTTCCGCCCGTTCATGGTCGGCATCGATCGCTGCGGTGACAATCGCACGCTGTTGCCAAGCGGCAGCTTGAGCGAGAAGCCGAACTACGGCATCGGCGATCCGGCGATGCGGTTCTATTGGCTCGTGCACGTCTTCCGCGTGCGTCTCACATGGTTCCGGTGCGCTCGATCGCAGACCGGCGTCGACCCTCACCTGCGCATCGCGCGCGCGACCGATCTCGAATGCTTGTTTCATCGCTGGGCGCCAGCACAAACCGAACCGCTGTTCGACTATTCCGGCGTGCTCCCGCCCGACCCCATGGCGGGAACGCCGTAGCAATAGGAGGTTACCATTCAATACAATCAGCCTTACGGGATCAGCGATCCCAACGCGGCGTACGTCAACGGCAATCCGGCGATCGGCGTCGAGGGTTCGATCCCACCTGCATCATCGATCGAATATGACCAACGCGAGATCGTCGAGGTCATCAATTGGGCGCACACGAGCGCATTCCCGGGATGCAATGCGCCGACCAATACCGATCTCACCCAATTGCGCAAGGCAATCCAGGGTGCGACGGCGGCCCGATACATCGACTCGCCGATCACGAAGACCGTGCATGGGCCAGGAGCTGACTTCCCGGACTTGATCCAAGCGCTCTCGTGGGTTGGTCAATACATCATCACGCCGAATGGCTTCGTCACGTTCCTGGTCGCGGCAGGGCAGTGGGTCTACACGACATCGATCGAGATCAACCACGCGAACTCGAATCGCATCGCGATCCAGGGCGGCGCATTGCTCGGCGGGTCACCAACGCCTGGCAACATTTCGGTGACCGGCTATCACAGTTCCACCGACGGCACGAACCAGATTATTTACCTGCGTTCGGTCTATGCCACGGAGCTTCAATTCGCGAATGGACAGACTGGCTTCTTCATCTATCGCGGTGGCGCGACCCTGCGATACCTATTGATCACCGGATCGCAGACCACGGTTGGTGTTCTCGGCGGTTGCGGTGTCTATGCCTTCGAACAGCTTTGGCTCGATGGCGTTGCGGTGTGGGGCTTTGGTAGTTGGGGCTTGCGCGCCGATATGGGCGCGATCCGCAGTCAAACATCGCTTTCGATCTGCACACTCTACTGCGGGACTGGCGGGGCCTATATCCAGAATGGATACTTGTCCATGGCAACGGCTGCTCAGTATTTCATCTCGTGCAGCCATGGGGTCACCTCTCTCCATCTTTTCGGCTCGCTCGCCTGGATTGGGAAGTTGGATGCGCGAGGTGATAATCCGTCATCAGGGAATGCCGCAATACACGTCGAACAGGGCTCGCAATTGGCATTGAACGCTGGGAGCGTCATTTCGCAGAACGCAAATGTCGGCGTGATTGTCGCCGGTGCATCAACCTTCCAGGGCGAGCAGGTCACCTATTCCAGCATTGGGCCGGTGAGCGGCATAGGCCTGTACATGGATGGCGGTAAAGCATGGGTAGATAACTCGGTCTTTTCCGGCAACGCTGGCACCGATATTCTTTGTATTGGCGGTGCAAACTGCGAGGCTATCGGTGCATCGTTTGCCTCTTCATCGCCACCAGTAAATACCTATGGTCAAAACTACAACGCGTTCATCAGCCATTGATGAGGTGGCGCATGCCCGATCTCGTGATGCCCAAGCCCGGCCAGTTCAATTGCACGTGCACACTTTGCGGCACGCTATGGGAAAAGAGCGTTCCCAAGCCGCCAGGGTGCTCGCACACTGAGGCCGAGTGGGAAACCTATCGCGCGAGCAAGAGTCTCACCGGCGTATGGCCGCGGTGGAATGTCGTGGAGCTGCCGAAGGCGGATGAGGACGAGCCATGACCGGAAAAGTCTATCACCGTTACGTCTCGGCGATAGCGGACGGAAGTGACCCGACTCTTGTTCGACCGGCGCACGATTGGAACGACAATCACGACCTCTATGTCGATGCGGCCACGCGCACGACCACGACCGACACGATTGCCGCGTCGGACCTCGCGACGAATATCACGTACAACAACGCGGGGACAATTGCGGTCACGCTCCCTGCGGCGAACAGCGGCGCGATAACGCCCGGCACGCTTGGCTTCTTCAAAGGCTGGTTCTGTTGGGTCAACAATCTCGGTGCTGGCAATGTCGTTATTACGCCGGTCTCGGGTACGATCCTCGGCAGTGCATCGCTCACAATTGCGCAGAACCAGGGTGCGATCATCGTTAGCGATGGCACGAACTACACCGGCTTCCTCACCGGTGCTCCGTTGGCTTCGCCCCACTTCACCGGCACTCCGACTTCGCCAACACCGGCGACCTCGGACAACTCGACCACGATCGCGACGACGGCCTTCGTGCAGTCTAACATCTCAGGGCTGGCACCTTTGGCCTCACCGGCATTCACCGGCACACCTACCGCGCCGACGCCCTCGACGGCCGACAACACGACCAAGCTTGCGACGACGGCCTACGTCCAGAACCAGGCCTATGCGCCGCTCGCCGGGCCAGCGTTCACCGGCAATCCGACTGCGCCGACGCAGTCGACCGGCGACAATTCGACCAGGCTGGCGAGCACGGCTTTCGTCAAGAACCAGGGCTATGCGCCGATCGCGTCACCGACGTTCACCGGCACCCCTGCTGCACCGACGCCGCTCGGCTCGGATAACTCGACCACGCTGGCGACGACGGCCTTCGTGCAGGGTCTCGTGGGCGCGGGTGCATATGCGCCGATCAACTCGCCGACGTTCACTGGCACACCGGCGGCACCAACGCCGACGATCAGCCCGAGCGACAACTCGACCAGGATCGCAACGACGGCTTTCGTTGTCGCCGAGATCGTGCCGCACTGCGGACGCCTGATCTATATCAGCACGACGCAAATCCGATTCATCACGTTCAAAGGCGACCGCATCAAGATCAATGGCTCGATCTATGCGATCCCATCGGCGGGGATCAACGGGGCGAGTACCGGGCTTTCGACTAACACGTTCTATTATGTTTATTTGTTCGACTCGTCGGGTACGCTCACAATTGAATTCTCGACCACCGCCCATGTTACGTCGACCACGGCCGGGAATATTGGCGTCGAGATCAAAAGCGGGGACAATACCCGCACGCTCATCGGAGCGGTCTTCATTGGCGGGACTTTGATCTTTCAAGATGACAATGCACATCGCTACACCGCATCGTGGTTCAACCGCCGCAATCGCGACATTCAAAGCCCGAACACGAATGGCGCGACAACTAC